CCATGCTTTAGAGTTCTTCCCAGCTGGGTATTAATGTTGTTATATTTTGCCTGTGAGGGGTGATGTTCGTCCCCCATGGTCCTTCACGCCGGTGTGTACAGCCTTGCCAGGCGCTAGTAGCTGTACATGTTGTAGTCCCGAGACGTGGTAATTGAGTGTGTGGCTATTGTCGTTGTTTCGTAGAGGCGCTGGGCTATATTGGTTCGTCCTTTCCAGCGCTCCACCCCGCAATCGTAGACGTACTTTGCAACGAACGGAGCAAGGAGAGGGTGGAGATCTTTGGTTGGCTCGGTGGGTATTAGCCCCATAGCTAAATTGATTGCGTCAGTCCTATGCCAACCATGTTTTTCGAACTTTCGTATAGCGACCAGTGCTGCTGGAAAATGGATTTTGAGCTCCTCTACTAGTGAAGTGTTGACGCCGGCACGCGCAACGTCTTGTTGCTCTTGGATGAATGTGTCAAGCCCCATCTGTAGTGTCTCGTTCCAGTAGATGGTCTCTCTGATTCGAGGCCACGCTACCGAGCTAGCTACTGGGGGAGCACTTGGCGGCCTGTTGTAGTCGACGTTCCAAGTTGTTGAGGTATGATGCCATGTCACTTTTAAGGCCCTAATTTCTTTGAGGTATTGCTTTGATATGGCATGTTGAACCCCACGGACGTCGTCAGAAGCAGCCTTTCTTGCCATCCTGATATTGCTCACTTCGATTGATTGCTGCTCACTCATCGGAGCGGTCATCCACGCCATTGGCTTAGCAGGGAGGATGTTGGAGAATTTCAAATTTGGGGGTTTGACAAGTGGTAGCTTGCCAGTTGGTAGCCACCCCCCAAACTCGTAAATCCCAAAGCCTCCCAAGCGTTTTGGCAGATGGAGCCAAAGGTAGCTTTGGTTGGTGTGTTTTGACCATTTGATCTTATTCGCTTGGTGGAGAAATGGAAGTTTGACCTTCAGCCTGCGCTCCAGAGTATATATGTTTTCGGCAACTGTGGAAACTGCTGCGCTCGGGGACCAAGGGTTCGGATTCCAAGGCTTACGCTGTGTTATGCTGGGTATGGATCTGCATGCCCAACCGCGAACACCGGTGGTCGAGATCTCGTTCCTCAAGAATTCGCAAATCCCCTGAGATATGCCGAATTTGGAGTCTAACCCGATAGCGTTTATTGATTGGTAGGCCAGCCTGAAAATGTAAAGTTCGACGGGTTTTCGCGCTAGTATGTACGTATCATCGCCCTTCACGCCGATTGTGAGAACTGGGTCGTAGCCCAAGGTCTTGATCGTTATTTGGCGAGCTATTGTCGTGACTGCAGCGTTCCACTGGTTGCCGAAAAGGCTAGTCCACCTAACTCCGGAGGGCAGCCCACCCGTCACTCGTTCAGTTACGACATCCCCACCGATCATCATCGTTATCCAGCTGTTCGTGTAGCTAGCAATGATTTTCTCCTTGATGGCAGCCCATTGCGCGGTATAATTTCTAGGGACCGTGACTGTGGATAGTGTGGAAGCCATAATTGTTTGGATCTCAACTGTCGTGGGCTGGTGGTCAAATCCTTTGAAGTCGAAAGGCAGTGCCCAAGCTCCTTGTCTGAGAAGTGTGACTATGCCACTGTTCCTCTCATGCTGTTGTTGTGGATTCTCGTCCAACGTGATGTAGTCCCAATTTTTGTAGCCGTTTCCTAGAATAGCTAGGGTATACGATTCGTATAGATAGGCCTCGATGTTTGAAGCTACGGCCAACCGGCGCTTGCTGAGCTCGTCTTTGATAAAGCCTCTGCTAGTGAGGGCTCCGTCCCACGCTGTGCACATGTCGAGCAGCTCTTGGGTAGTGTAGAGCTCTGTCAGCATATTCTTCCTAGCTTTGAAGCTCCCGTGGGTGTCGCCTTCAGTCCAAGCGACCTTTCCCACAGATGAGCTCCCTGACGTTACCCATTTGCCGGATTCGATGTATTCCTCGAACGTCTGAAAGCGAGGTTGGGTATTCGGGGTTCTGATTAGCTCCAAGGCTGTGGTAAATTGCTTGAGCCAACCTTCCCCCCCGTGTTTGTTCCCCCCCGACGCGAGCGCTTTCAGCTCGGCGCGCCAGTCGGTGTCTACGATGTCGCTTTGCAGGTAACCCGTCAATGAGTAAAGCTCGCAGATTGCTTGCTTGATGTTGGGATCAATCTTAGGGATGCGCTTGACTTTGGAGGATAGTTCGGTCGTTGTCTCTACAAAGCGTTCCAGTGAGTTGAACACACCTAGGGATTTTAGGTCCCCGGCTTTGGCTGAGCCGAAGACCTCGCACCATATCAAGATGTTGGTGACCAGGAGTTGGTCGAGGTGGGTCAAATAACTTGCGAGTGTCTTGGTTGGCGCGGATATTGTGCGCCAAATGTCTTTGAGTCCTAGGCGACGGATGGCCCTGTCGGCCGGGGTTCTGAATTCAAAGGAGTTTTCAAAGTGGATGGTATCGATGTCTTTGCGAGCAGTGGAATCCGCTTGTGGATGGATGTATGTTAAGACGGTGGCCCACGTCGCACTCGTTATGTTGACCAGCCCTTTGGTAAGTTTGCTGATCTGTTGGAGAGCTGATGTGGTGGGGTAGCTCGCGTTGAGTTGTAGCAGTTGGGCTATTGACTCGGCGGTGCTGGTTGCTCCGTAGGCGCTGGCGGATCTAAGGAGCTCGGCAACGTGTCCTGCGATACGGCGGCAGCTGCTACACCGGCCACTGTTGCTGGTAGCTTCTCTACAATGGCCGGCTGAGAAAAATCCGCGTCGTGAGCTGTGATTTTTGAGAAGCGGCTTTTCATTCCAGAAAGGGCTTGCGTAATTGGCTGGATTTGGACGCTGGATAACAGCCATGCTGCGTATTGGAGCCGAGCTGCTCCTAAACATGCCTTTGTGGGTATGGTGCTCACAGCTTGAGCTAGGTAAGGGATAATCCTTGCCCCTGTCTTTGAGACATCCGATAGGCATTGGGTGTTCCAGCCAGTATGGAGGACTGGGTAGGCTTCCAGGTCATTCAGCGCGATGGTCCTAGCCGTCGGGAGTTTGCCGGGAGTGGGGACCTCCTCTAGAATGGGTCTGCCTGAGTAGTCAGCAATAACTACGCCAGGTTGAGTCAACCACAGACGCGCGTTCCACTTTACAGCGTCGGGCAGTTCTGGGCCATCATCCACTGAATACATCGCTGGGACAGCTTGTTCGACGTAGGGGCCAACCATGTTTGAGTCCATGTTCCTGTGGATCCTCAGCCCCTCGTGGAAGCCCTCGGTTCCGTTAGCTCCATTCGGCGGAGGGAAAGACATCGCGAACTGGGGCACTCGTTTGGCGAAGTAAGTTATGATGATGTCTGTAAGGATTACTGGGGTAAAGCAGAAGTAACCCTTTGCCTCTTTCCTCTCGTCTGGGTATTCTACGCTCCACACCTCGTAGACCTGAGCGAACTCAGTTGTTGGCAGCCACCTGTCAAAGTGGGTTAACGGCACAACTTTGCCTCCAACTGAGGAGGATGCCACAGCTGGTGAACGTTCAAAGCAATTTTCCATGATGCTGCGAATTATCCTGCCGTACTCAGCTGGAATAATGCTCCCCGAGCTGTGGGCCGTGCAGAAAATGCTGCGAGCCATCTCTTGGAACCTATTGCTTAGTGAGCTTGTATACGCTTCATTCCACGCCGCAGTGGTCATGCCTGCCATGGAGTAGAACAGAGCCCAAGACACCGCTGGAGCTATAGCCTCAATGCGCGAAAAGTAATGGTTGTGCGGATGACCATAGCGCATCGGCACTGTGGTCATAGCTTCGGGGTTGGTGTCCTCCGAGGTTGCGAGGAGCAGCACCACTTTGTTCCAAGCTGTAGCATTCGTTTGGCAGATGCGATAGCCCGCTTGGGTGTTTCGGACCATAGGAAAATCCCCTTTAGCACGTGGAACCGTGGTGTGGTTGCAGTACGCGTAGTCCATCATAGCATATTGGTTATTTGCCCAATCCCAGACCCTGTCGTTGGCACCTGCATTCTCGCCAGCTGTCAGCAGCATTTTGGGGAACACCTGAGTAAGGCAGGTTTGGATCTCATGAACCACATCCAGTGGTTTGGACACTCCTACCAGTACAGCGAGCCGACCCAGCCATTGCTTAATAGTTGTACAGTCAAACTCGAGGGCCCAGGAGCACAGAAACTCCGCCAAGTTGTAGCTGACATCAGGGCCATCAACGTAGTTGATGTTTAGGAGCGAGTCAGCTGGGGTGTTTGTGCGCGCTGAAGGTCCTGTCGTCGGACGCACGACCACCTGAGCATTAGCATCATTTTGACTGCGCGGGTTAGCCTCAGCGCTGCGCCTGGGTAGAATGATGTCCAGGGTCGTCCTGCCTGGGATTCTGGTAAAGCATTGTTGAGGGACGTATTTTATGTTGAACGTTGTCGCTGGGAACTCATTGACTGCTGGATAGTTGACTTCCTTATCGTAGGTGTAGATCCCAAAAGGCCATTCAGCCCAACTCATCACGAATAGAGCAATTGCTTGTGTGGCATCATAAGATGATTGGAGTAATGCACTCGGCATGAAGATGGCGTCTTGGCGGCGGTTGAGAGGCACGCTCTGGAGCGTGAGGTGGAAAGCGACCGCTCCAACCTCTCCACCCCATGGGAAGACAGCGGCCTCACCTCCGCACGCCTCTCCGTGGGCTGGGCTGTCGTTGATGCTTAAGGTGGCAGGCTTGGATGTTGGCGTGAAGCCTCCATTTATGACTGACCAGCTCGAGCTTGGCAGATAGTCCGGCGACACGTCGATGGAAAGCAAGTCGTGCAACATGTCCACCTTGATTAGCATCTCTTCAAGGCTGAGCCCCTTGGGGGTAAGTGTCGTATTTACGGAAGCAATGTCGAAAGCGGAGATCCCGGCCAACGTGGTGTTGTCCCGTCGCCAATTGGAAGTAGCGTTGTTCCTCACGTTGTCAGAAATCATGGCACTCAGCGGGGTTGGCATCAAAGGGTTGACGTAGTATTCACCCACGTTCACTTCTGTTACACTCGGGCGTGGGTCAATGGGTTGTTTGCTTTGACCGTCCACTGGGAAGATGGTGATAAATTCCCTTGGAATTAAGTTTGTGTTGGGGATAGGAATAACTGCGTTTTGAATTACACGGTTGTCCGGTAATACTATGTTGCCGCGGAGTCGATCCTGAGCAAACAGTTTCGTCTGATTTTGGTTCACGTTGCCCACTACGTTTGTGATGGCAACCATATTCTCGTAACCTGTGAAGAGTGGGTACGAGGTGGAGCCAGCGTCTCCAATGAAAGAGTCGGCTTTTGGTGCTTCTTTCACATCATCAAAGCTTCTCGACAATATGTTGCCGTTTGTCGCATGCATAATTTTATTATGCAGTTCACTCTGAGCTTGAGCATAGCCATCGTTATTGAAGAGGTGCTTGAAGGTGGGGAACTTATTGTCATACTCGGCTAATTTGTGTGCCAACACTGCATCGGCGATACCTTTTACTGCGCAGTAGGCGACCATCTCATACTGATCCATGGTCTGCTTCTCTGCCCAGCCTTTACCGAACAGAGCCGTCAACACACGGTCTCTGAACGCTGGGGATAATTTTGTCGCCAGCCATGAGCTAAGCCTTGCCTTATTCTGGCTCAGCTTGCCGACAATGCGAGTTATCACCGCGGACAAGCGTGCTTCTTTCTCTTCTGGTGTCAGGGGTACAGGGAGCGGAAGTTTTTGGTGTGGGTAGGGGGTGCGGGCTGCCCTGTCGTCCTTTGTGGCGATGGTGGTCGGCTGGCGCTCGCGATGGCGCGGATTGCCTGGTTGGGGGAAGTCAGAGCTAGTAAAGTCAGGCTCGGACTCAATCACTAGTGACAGTATGGAATATTGATTCTCGGTGTCCAGTCCCAAAGCTTTGTAGAGCTCCTTAAAGTAGCAGCCTGTCTGTGAGTTCATCTTTGCCATTTGTGTGACATGGGCGTAATATTCTGGGAGAGTTGGGGTGTAGCATTGCTGTTGGTGTGCGGAGGAGTGAGAGGAAGTCTTCGCGCGCGCGGCCTGCTTTGCGGGGGCCTTCTCCTGGTTTGCAGGCGCGGCGGTGGCTTTTGGTGGAGCGAGTGCTTTGGGAGGCGTCGGTGTTGTGGGGGTAATCTTTTCTGCTGCTTTGGCAGGGCTCTCTTGCTTTACTACAACCTGAAGAGCGCCGTCACCGACTAGCCCAACGTCCAAGGACGAAATAGCCGCACCAGCCAGTTCGGGATGGATAGGAGGAGGGAGCTGCTGAGCTGGCTCGGCGGTAGACACGAACTGGCCTTGAACGAAAGGAGCTCCATTGCGAAGTTGGCGTGGCACGCGGACTTGGGACTGGGGTACTGGTTCAAACGTTCCTGGCGGTCTCGGTGTTAGGGGGGGGGTGGTGGGTCCAGGGTTGCTCTCAACGTCGCCGTCCTTGGTAAGGTCGCGTGGAGCTAGTAGAGCGTCGTCTTTGTACCATGATTGGAGAGTCTTCCTTTGGTTGGCGTTAAGGGTGCGGTCGTTTTGCAGGCGCTTGAGGACTTGGGATGCCAAGGCGGTTCTTGCTGCATGTTTGTTTCTGTTGCCGGAAGTGAAGTAGTCTTGACCCTGGTAGTGCATCACCATTTCAAACGCTGGAGAGTCGTCGCTGCGGTTCATGTTCACCCCCTCTGAATATTTTGGAAGTGTCTTGTCTTTGGAGCTTTGCAGGGCGATTTGGTTGAGGGTCGAGACTGCGGTGTCCTTCGAGTGCCTGGTGCGCGACCTAGTCGAAGCGGGACCGTACTGGGTAGTCCACACAGGCTGCTCTGCTATGGCGATGGGGTTATCCAAGTTGACGGAGAGCGGAGTAGACGCACACACGTCAACGGGCTGGTGGTCTGAGGGTAACCTAACTTCGAGTGGGCTAACTACCTCCACAATGGGCGTGTTGTCGATGTGGACACGCAACGGTTGCACCACCGACACCACTGGTTCGCCCAAGATTCTGGCGGCCACCTCATTGGAAATGTTTACGTATGGGATTGTCCCATACGTCACGATTTGGTCGCCAATGTTGGTGAAGCGGCCTGCCCTGGCAGAACGCGAGAAAGCGTAGTTAATATAGACGTATGCTGTGGTTGATGGGCTAGAGAATTCAATGTTGGCAAAGTTTGGCAAGCCGTGATAGGTGAGGTCGAGCACTTGTGGATTTGAGTGTGTTGTGAACTCCCCTTCCAGAATAGTGCCGGTTATCTTGAGCAAGGTATGCTCCGATGACCAGAAAGTTATTCTGATGTCGTAGTCAGTCCCCACCATACTAGTAAAGCCTTGACTCCTAGTTTGGCCAACGTACATAGCGTAGGCGAACACCTTCGCTTGAAGCGCCGAAAACGTTTTCGAAGTGCGTTCCGGGTTCGCGCTGCGTGGTTGGGTATCTTCCTCCACGCATTTGTTGTCTTCGATTGGTGTGAGCGAGTAAATGCCGGCCGCCTCGTCGTTAACGTAGAAATACGTGTCTTGGCTTTCCGGTGTGGTTTTGTTTTTTCCCCCCTGCTCCTCCAGTTGATCGTGAGCAACGAACTCCTGCTCAATAACGGTGCTAGTTTCAACGATTTCACCTTCGTTGTTCGATGGCGCACTCACCATCTCATTTAGGTTTTGGATACTAGCTTCAGCGATTTGACCTACGCTGTTCAACGGCATATCGACCGTCTGGCTTCGGCTTGTGGCCACACCCCTGTCCTCAGATGAGGATCCAGTGTCGGAACCACGCAAATCAGAATGACCTTTCGGAAGCATCCTGACTACTGTTAAAGTGGAATTTCTCTCTAACATGGTT